GCTTGCATTGCCTTGAACAAATCAAAAGAATTGGAAAAAGTATGAAACAAAAATATTTACTTATAGATTTAGCAAATACTTTTATGCGGAGCTTACACGCTGCAGTAAGAGCGTATGACATTGAAGAAAAAATCGCGTTTGGCATTCACTCCACGCTGCAAAGTATCTCATCAACATTTAGAGATCAGCATGCGACTCATGTTGTTGTAATGCTTGAGGGGCATAGCTGGCGAAGAAGTTTTTATTCTAGGTATAAAGGTAATCGTGACATTGCAAGAGATGCGTTGACTGATAAAGAAGCGAAAGAAAGCAAGCTAGCATTTGAAGCGTTAAATGATTTGATTGATTTTTTCCGCAATCACACTAACATGACAGTGCTACAGCATCCAGAGCTTGAAGCTGATGATCTTATCGCTGGTTGGATTCAAGGGCACCCAGATGATGAGCATGTCATTTGCAGCACTGACAGCGACTTTTACCAACTCCTAGCCCCTAATGTTACCCAATATAGCGGGGTGTTGAAAGAGCTACACACTATTACCGGCATTTACGATGCTAAGGGTAAGATTGTATTAGAGAAGAAAACAGGGCTACCGAAAAAAGTTCCTGATCCAAAGTTTATCTTGTTTGAAAAATGTGTTCGTGGTGATCCTGGCGACTATGTCTTTTCAGCATATCCTGGCGCTAGCCTTAAAGGCACCAAAAACAGAGTAGGTATCATTGAAGCATTTGAAGATCGTGAAAAACAAGGGTATAACTATAACAACTTTATGCTACAAAGGTGGACTGACCATAATGGTGTAGAGCATAAAGTGTTGGATGATTTTACCAGAAACACCATTTTAATCGACTTATCCGCTCAACCTGCTAGAATACGGGTAGAGCTAGATAAATGTGTCAAAGATGGAGCAGTGCCTAAAAATGCTTCAATGATTGGAGCCCATTTTTTGAAACTGTGCGGCAGGCACAATCTAGTTAAACTGAGTGAGCAAGCAACAACATATGGCGCTATTTTTAGTGCCGCATACAAGGAGTGAAACATGAAATTGGAAGAAGTTCTTAAAGTAGGGCAAAGCAGAATCACTGAAGGTTCTGAATATGGGTGGAATTGTTTTCACAATGCCCGATTATTGGACATTTCGCTGCCTGGAGATCGCAACAATCAAGTTAGTGTTGTATACAGCACACTAACATTTGATGTATATGTTGTTGAGACATATTTTAACAATCTAGCGTATCGTTGGGTCAACTCAAAAGTGGAATCGGCATATAAAGCAGAATACGCCGGGCGCAATATTGATTACAACACCGCGCATGATGACGTAGAGTTTACAAATATTCCTTCAGGAGAAGTTATGCTGAGTATTATCAAGCAGTTTGCGTATAAAGGAGAAGATGAAATGATCGAAAAAGAAGCTGTATTCCCAACCGCCAATGATTATGTTGATGACCACGCTGGCAAAAAGAATACTAAAAAATATTCTGTTGCCGTTGATATTCGCTACTATATAGATGTAGATAATGTATCAAATATGGAGTATGCCAAAGCTGAAGCAATCAACTTTGCAAAAAAAATGAAGCCTGGTGTCACCAGTGGACCAAATGTATGCTGGATGGATAAGCAGGTTGTAAAATATTCGGTGTCAAAAACTTTAGTGTAGGATAACTAAAATGGACCAAAAACTAGACGAGCTGTTATGTGAGAAATACCCAAAGATTTTTGCAAATCGCCATGCTGGCATGACCACGACCTGTATGTGCTGGGGATTCAGCTGTGGCGATGGTTGGTTCAACATCTTAGATCAATTATGTGGAAATATTCAGCATCACATTGACTGGAGTATCAAAAACAACACATACGATATCGAGTTTGAAAAAATGCGGACTGCGGTAGTTGCCGGTGATCTAACTTCGTTTAACTCAGAATACGCTACTATGAGCCCAGAGTTTGTAGATCGCATGAAGTCGGATTTGTTAAAAATGAAGCCGAGAAAAATTCGCAAAGTTATACCCCAAGTTGTAGCAAGTCAAGTAAAAGAAAAGTTTGGGACACTGCGCTTCTACTATAGTGGTGGAGATAATGTTATTGACGGAATGGTTCTGATGGCAGAATCTATGTCAGGTGTGACTTGCGAGGAATGCGGTAGTTTAGGCAAAAGTTATGGTGGCGGATGGATTACTACTTTATGTGATAAGCACGCAAAAAAGAGAAAGAATAAATAAATTTTACTTTCCGTTCTAATGGTGGTATAATTAAATTTATAAGGATCGGATCAGCAATTTAAAATACAATAGAACGCTATCATGTTATTCGGACACCAAACTCCGAATACTGGAAGCAAACAAGGTAGATCTTGTAAAAAATCTAAATCACGATTCTGTTAAAATTTAGGCTGGGTTCAGCAAACATATTTAGCTTAACTGCTACACCGATTGGTATCTTCGGATATCACAGTGAGTTTGGAATGTCTCACTGTAAAATCAAAAAGTACAAAACCAACCTGTTAAAAGAAAGATTATTATGAACACATTTGTTAACGCTATTTCTGAGCAAGAATCTCGGACAGAAAATGGTATGAAGGCTCGTGCAACCACAGCTAACGCCTGTGTTGATTTGTTTTTTGCTATCGGTGCAAGCCGCGGTAAGAATATCATTCCTCAGTTCACTGCGGCATTCGTAGAGAACTCTGACCTTGCTTTACGCATTGTTGCGTGGGCCCGCGATATTCGTGGTGGTGCCGGTGAACGTGAAATCTTTCGTCAAGTACTAACACATCTTGAAACTGCTAACCCAGATGCTGCTAAGGCACTTATGGACAAGGTACCAGAACTTGGTAGATTTGACGATCTGCTAGTATTTAAAACTAAGCAAATGAAGTCAAAGGCATATACTTTGCTTGGGGACTATTTGCGCGCAGGTAATCAATTGGCCGGCAAATGGACACCAAGAAAAGGTCCTATTGCGGCTGAAATTCGCGAGTTTTTTGGAATGTCGCCAAAGCAATACCGAAAGACACTGGTCGGACTTACCAATGTCGTTGAGTCTCAGATGTGTGCCCAGAAGTGGGATGAGATCAACTATTCTCATGTACCTTCTGTTGCTCACTCACGCTACAAAAAAGCATTCGGTAAGCACGGTACCACTTACGCTGAGTACATCACTAAGTTGGTGAAAGGTGACGATCCAACTGTGAAGATTAACGCTGCGGCAATCTTCCCACACGATGTGTTGAAGGGTCGTATTAATACCTATGGCAAAACAGAGTGGGATAAGCAAGAGCTTGATGTGATCGCAGCTCAATGGGCTGCCCTGCCTAACTATGTTGGTGATGCTTCTGTGTTACCTCTGGTTGACGTGTCTGGGTCAATGACTTGCATTGCTGGGCAAAAGGGTACAACTACTTGTTTGGAAGTTGCTGTATCCTTGGGTCTATATTTTGCAGATAAGAACAAGAGTATTTTCAAAGATTGTATGCTAACTTTTAGTGGTACTCCAAGTCTGATCAAACTGAATGGTAACATCAATCAAAAGATTGCTCAGATGGTTGCAACAGATTGGGCAATGAACACAAATCTTAATGCAGCAATGAAGTTGATTCTAGATACGGCTGTGCGTAATAATGTACCAGCCGCAGATATGCCAGGCATGTTGATTATATTTTCGGATATGCAGTTTGATGCGTGTATTAAACACGATGATTCGGCACTGGAAATGATTGAACGCAAGTATGAGGAAGCAGGTTATGTGCCACCTAAGATTGTGTTCTGGAATTTGAACGCAGGTTCTAATGTTCCCGTGAAGTTCGACAAATCAGGTGCTGCTCTGGTGTCTGGTTTCAGCCCAGCAGTTGCCTCGGCAATCTTGTCTGGTAACATGGATGACTTTACACCCGAAGCGATCATGCTAAAGGCAGTGATGGCTACAAGATATGCAGTGTGAAAATAAGTGAGATATCTTCTGGAAAGTCGTATAAGCAATCAACCTAAATTTAATAAAGATTTAGTGTTATCTGACAGATGGTATATTCGAAAGTCAGAATCTGAGCACTACGATTAAACAAAATAAATTACTACATGGTGGAACTGTGCTAAATACTAATTCCACTAACTTATTTTAAAGGAGAAAGTGAAAATGATGAAGAAAACTATGATTGCTGCAGTAGCAGTATTGGCAATGTCTGGTGCTATGGCAGCAGGCGAATACGTAACTTTTGGCGGTGGGCGTGTTGAAAGCACAGCCACCGGCAATAAAACTATCGCTGGTAGCGTTGCTGTTGGTAAATCGTTGGAAGGCTACCTCGGTGGGCTAACTGGCGAACTACGTGCTCTCGCAACTCGCGATCAAGCAGCTCAAGTTGGCAACGCCGTTGAGGCTCGTGTCACCTATGCTTTGCCAACCGTTTGGGGTGCAAAGACCTGGGTTCGCGGTACATTGGGTGAGGCATTTGGCTCTGGTTATAACTACGGTTATTGGGCAGTTG